GTTTCATAAATATATTTTGTAGAAATGTCAGTAATTATATTTGGTTAAATACTACAATTGAACAATCCAATATATTTAATATAAAGTGATGTAATAGCGATGAATCTAAATTAATGTGTGATAGTAATTTTTAAATACAAAAATTATATAACAAAAGTAAAATACATTTTAAAGTGACTGATTTCTTCAAATCAAATGAAAGGTGGTAACTGTGATGAACAACAATAAATTATCTAAACAAAAGAAAAATAGAATAAAAAATGATTTATTAATACAGTTAGAATCACAGAATAAAATTGGTCATCATTACTTTGATTTAATAAATGATTATATGCAACAAATTGAAATAAAAGAGTTATTAGAAGAAGATATTGTTGATACTGGACTTAGAAGAATAACAACTTCTGCTACAGGGATTGTAATAGAAAAGTCTAATGAATCTATAGTTAATCTACAAAAAACTATATCATTAATGCTAAAAATACTATCAGAACTTAACCTAAAAGAACCTATAGTTGATACTAAAACTAATAAAGATGATGATAGTTATTATTAATGATTAGAATTAAAGAAATTAACGAGTATGTAGATTATGTAGATAAAAATCCAACCAAAACTAATCATCTGATTAAGTTATTGATAAAGAACATAGTTACTCCAGTATTAATAAATGAGAGTGTATATTTTGATGAAATTAAATATTACAAATGTTTAAAATATTGTCAACATAATTACTATCCATTATTTCCATATCAAAAATTTATTTATGCATTTTTCTTTATGCGATATGAAGAAACAAACTTACTGGTATTTCCATATTTTTTAATAGAGATGGGTAGAGGTAATGGTAAAGATGGATTTATAGCACCATTAGCAAATTTCTTTCAAACCCCTTTATATGGAGTAAAGAATTATCACATTGATATAGTTGCTAATAATGAGGACCAGGCAAAGGATACGTTTTTGGTTGTACATGATGTTATGGACCAAGATAAATTCAAAAATAAATTTAAGGTTACATTAGAAGAAATAACAAATTTACAAACTAAAGCTCGATTACGATTTAATACTTCAAATGCAAAAACAAAGGATGGTAAAAAGATTGGTATGATAATCTTTAATGAATATCATGCATATGAATCATCAGAACAGGTATCAGTATTTGAAAGTGGTTTAGGTAAGATTAAAGATCCTAGAAAAGTAATAATAACTACTAATGGTTCTGTAAGAGAAGGACCATTGGATGAATTGCTAGAAATGTGCATTAATATATTAAAAACAGGAGAGAACCCTTTGGGATACTTTCCTTTTATTTGCATGATGGAGTCATTAGAAGAAATTAATAATCCAGCTAATTGGATTAAATCAAATCCCTCTATAGAATATATGCCTATATTGAAAAATCAAATTATGTTGGATTATATTGAAATGCAAAAGATGCCTTCAAAAAGAGTTGAATTTATAACGAAAAGAATGAATTTATCAGCTAGAAATGAAGAACAGACAATTGCAACATGGGAAAAAATATTAGCTTGTTGTTATTCAAATGTTGAAAAAAAAGTAGAAAGAGAACTTCCTTTAATAGAATATTCAGATCCAGCAATTATTGGAATTGATTATGCAGATATTAGAGATTTTGCTTCAGCTGGTTTGTTATTTAAAATTGATGGTGAATATGTTTGGAGACAAAAGACATGGATATGTAAGAGGTCTCCATTTTTTAATAGTATAAAGTTCCCAATGGAAAAGAGCTTTAGTCAATATGGTTATACTGATTATGAAATTTGTGATTCAGATACAATTCCTATTCAACCGATTATAGATTGGTGTACGGATAAAATGGGCAAATATCAAGTTAAAAGAATTTTAATGGATACATATAGATATACATTGTTCAAAGAACTATTTGAACGTTCCGGGATAAGTGTATATGACAGGAAAACTAATAGAGGAACTTTGGAGTTAGTAAAAAGATTAGGAGCAGTGAATGCTTTAATTGGCCCGAAAATTGAGAATGAAATTACTAATGAAAATGTTAATTTAGGTAATAGTTCATTAATGAGATGGTATATCAATAATACATCCGTTAAATTAGATAAATATGGCAATATGTCATTTGGCAAAATCGAACCAAAGCTAAGAAAAAATGATGGATTTATGGCGATGGTTGTAGCGATGTATCGAGAAGAATTATTAATTAAGAGAGTTGTATATATATAAAGAGAAAGGGTGATGTTAAATATGGGATTATTGAATTTATTTGATTTAAATCAAGATCAACAAGATGTATTAGCTGATGTTTTGAATTTAGAGTTTGCAAAAGCTAATCTATCGAGAAACGCAATTAATATTGGTATAAGCAAAATAGCAAATGCAATTGCAAAATGCGAGATTATTGTTCAACAAAAAGAAAAAAATAATATCAAGAATGTTAAGGATGAGGTGTATTACAGACTTAATATACAACCAAATGACAATGAAACTGGTACAGATTTTTGGAGTAAAGTTGTTACCGAATTGTTACACAAAAATGAAGCTGTAATTATTAGATTAAATAGTAAATATTATCTAGTTGATTCCTATGAAACAGATGACAGAATACTGACATCAAGGACATATAAGAAGATTACTACAACTATTGAATCTAAAACAATTAGTGTTAATAAGAATTTTAAAGCTAGTGAAGTAATTCATTTGAAATATAAAAACATTAATTTGGAGAATTTGAGAAATGACGTTCTTGGTAAATACGACAAATTGCAAGAAGTTGCAGCTAATGCGTATCAAATAACTAAAAATCCTAAATTCAAATTAAGTATTGAATCAGGAATTACATTCAAAGATGCGAAGGGGAACATAGTCGATAAAAACGAGTATACAGAAAAAATTAAAAAAGCACTAGAGAACCCAGAAGTTGCAATTATTCTAGCAAGTCAGGGAATTGATTTAGAATCTATTAAATTTGAAAGTACAAATATTGATACTACTGAATTAAAATCATTAGAAGATATTATATATAAAAATGTAGCAATGGCTTTTGGTATTCCTCTAGATATATTCTTTGGCAATGTAAAAGAGAAAGCAGACAGTACTGATCAGTTTATTACATATTCAATTCAACCAATAGTTGAATTAATTAATGATAGCTTTCAAGCAAAACTTGTTGGAATGGATGGTTTTGCAAATGGTGAAATTATTAAAATGGATTTAACTAGATTTAAGCATATTGATTTGATAGATAATGCTTCTAATTTAGATAAATTATATGGAATTGGTTTTAGTCACAATGATATTAGAACATTTTTGGGAATGACTACCATTGATGAAGAATGGGCTAATAGACATTTTGTGACAAAAAATTACTCAACGGAGGGAGGTGAAGAATAATGACAGAATCTAGATTTCAGGTGAATCAAAAAACAGGAAGAAATGAGTTATACATCTATGGAGATATTAAAAGTTCAGGTTTCTTTGAAAAGTTTTTTGGAATTAAAACAAATAATTCTGAAGAAATAGTTGGAGACTTAAGAAGTTTAAAAGGAGATATTGATGTTTATATCAATTCATATGGTGGCGAAGTTGCTGAAGGTCTAGCGATTTATAATCAACTAAACAATTATGGAGGAGGTGAAATAGTTACACATGTTGATGGTTTTGCGTGTTCAGCTGCATCTATTATTTATATGGCTGGCTCAAAAAGAATTATGCCTGTGGGCTCATTGTTATTAATTCATAATGCATGGACATCAGGGTCTGGTGATCATAATGATTTTAAAAAAATGGCCGAAGATTTAGAAAAGATTACGCAACCATCTGTAGAGATTTATGCAGATAATTCAAATTTATCACAAGATAAAATTAAAGAATTAATGGATAAGGAAACATGGATAACAGCAATTGAAGCTTTAGAGTATGGATTCGCTACTGAAGTTCAAAAAACTAAGATAGAACAATCTTTTGATTTCGAATTATCTAAATTAGTGAATGATAATAAGGAACTTAAAAAAATAAATGAAGAATTAAGAACTTTTAAAGAGAAGTCTTTAAATAGTTCTACTAAAAAAACTAGTAATACATGGAATGCATATTTTGCAAAAGGAGAATAGAATGAAAGTTAAAGAAAAAGACATAAATCAAGAAATTAAAGATATTCTTGATAACAACGAGAACAAATCAGAAGCAATAGCGCAAGCAATTGCAATATATAATGAATCAACTCATGAAGGACTTGTTGAGGAAGTAGTTGAAATGGCAAACCAAGCAGTAGCTGACACGAATTATAAATCTAAATTAGGTTTAAGAGCATTATCTGCTAGTGAAAATAAATTCTATGAATTTATTAAAAATCCTGAACAATCTTTAACAGCAACTCAAATTGACATCATTCCTACATCTATCATTGATAGAACTTTAGTTGATGTTAAAACTGAAAGTACAATTATGAAAGCTGGATTAATTAAGTTTGCACCATCTGGAGTGAAAAAATGGTTAGCTGGATCTAAAACTGGTGCTGCTGCTTGGGGTGCAGTTACTTCAGCAATTTCAGCAGAATTAACTGCTACTATCACATCAATGAGTTTAGATGTAAATAAGTTAACTGCTTATTGCTTGATTCCTAAATCAATTAGAGAATTGTCAAATGAATTTGTTGATAAATATTTTATGGCAATATTGAAAGAATCAATGCTTGATGGTATTGAAAAAGGATATTTAAATGGTGATGGTAAAACTGCACCAATCGGAATTACTAAAAAAGTTATGGAAGTAAATGAAGATTCAACACATAAAGACAAAACATTAAATGTAAATGTTAAAGGATTTGATGCTGCAGGATTAGCTCCAGCAAGAACTTCAATTACAAATAACGGTAAAAGAGCGGTAGCAAAACTATACTTAATTTGTAATCCATTAGATGAGGCTCAATACGTTGATCCTGCATTAATTGTAAGAACTGCTAATGGAGGATTTGAACAATCATCTGTTTTACCAATTCAAAAAGTATCAACAGTTAATATGGCACAAGGTAAAGCAGTACTTACAATTGAAGGTCATTATACTATGGGGTTCTCAGGTATGAAGATTAATGAGTACAAAGAAACAAAAGCACTTGAGGATGCAGATTTGCTAATTGCTAAAGTAACAGGAAATGGACGAGCTGATGATGATGGAGTTGCATATTTATTTGATGTAACTAAATTAGAAGCATATGTTCCTAAGGTTGCGGTAGTAGGGACAGTATCTACTAAAGAGGTTGTTTAGTATATAGTATTGGAGGAATAAATTATGGCCATAGAATCAAATAATAAATTAATTTTAGAAACTAGGGAGGAATGTCATATTCCTCCTTATTTTACAGATGATAATTTATTGATATTAATTAATGAAGGTATTTATAATATTGGAAAAAAGAACCCAACAAGCATTGATGTGGATTTAGATCTAACGTTTCGTACTTTAGTGAAGAACTATGTTTTTTATTCGTATAATCATCAACTTGATGAATTCTGGATAAACTATAATTCATCAATATTAGCATGGCAATGGGGGACATTAGAATATGAATAAATTTCCAAATTACAATGATGGTGTTCTTCATTTGTTTAAGATTGAAACAGATGAAGTTAATGATTTTCCCACTGAAACCTTAATTGATTTAGAAATGCGTATTTGGTTTACTGAGTTATCAATTTTTGATCGTACTCGTTATGAACTAGGACAAGGAGGTATTAAATTAACAAAAAAAATAAGGATACCAATGTATAAAAAAATCACGACTAAACATATAGTGAAGATAGATGATGTTTATCATAGTATATTTAATGTTGCTAATTTAACTAATACTAATGGGTTCAAAGAAACGGAATTAACTTTAATAGAATACGAGGATAATAACTAATGAATATTCAAGAATTAAGTTCCTTATTACACAGTATTATGGGTACAGCTGTAAATGAGGGAATCTCTAGTGATAAGAATGTTAATATTTATCCAAGAATAAAGTATTGGTGTTACATCTGGGACAATATAGTTGCAAGTGATGATACTTATGCCGAATTAGATACTTATTAAATTAGTTTTTATTCAAAAAATCCAAGAAATGTAAAATTACTAGAATTAAGAAATGTGTTAAAGGATAAGGGATTCAAACCTAAAATATATCATGAATATATTGAAGAGGATAAAGTCTGGCATTCCTATTTTGCGATTGATGTGATTAATGATGAATGAAGGAAATGTTAAGGTTATTGATGAAGGTTTCTTTGAATTAGAAAATGAATTAAATAGTTTCTTAACAAAATTTAGTAATAATGAAATTAAAAAAATTCTTGAATTAGGTGCAAAATCATTTACAAATGATTTATTAAAATTACCTTCTCCTAGATCTAAAGTGAAGAAATCCGGTTATAAACATTTAGTAGATTCATTTTCATATGAATGGAATTCTAAAAGAAAAGAAGTAGAGGTTGGTTGGGGTAAATACTATGGTCTAATGGTTGAAAATGGTACCAAAAGTATGAAATCTCAACCACATATTAAAAAAGCATTTGTAAAAAAACGTAGTAATTACTATAATCAAATGTTACAAAAAGTTTATGAAATTTAGAAAGAGGTGTCAAATATGACAGCAACAAAGAAAAAACCTCCTATCATTGAATCGGTAGGAGCACAGTATTTCGCATTTGCAACTGTAAGCAGTTCAGGTGATTTTGATGGGACTTATGATGCAGAAGTTATTAAAATTGAAAATGTTAAATCAGTTTCAGTTACTGAAAATGGAGCTGCAGCTCAACCAATATATGCATCAGGAGTCATTTATAGCAATATAAGTGAATTTAGTACTGCAAATATAGAGACAGAAGCATTATCTCAGGATGAAGCATTGCAAGCCAAAATGAGAGGTGATGATATTGCTACTAACAAATTAGTTCAATCAGGAGGAAAACAAAATAGACCTTTCTTTGCTTATGGTAAGGTAGTTAAATTTTCTGATGGTACAAAAAGATTTGATTGGTATCCAAAGTGTCAATTAAGTTCTAATAGTGATGAAGCAGCAACAAAAACAGATTCATTCAGTGAACAAACTGTTACAAATTCAATTCTTGCATTACCATTTGATGATAAACATGTTGTTAATCGTTTATATGACGCAGATATTGAAACTATGACTGAGGAATTATTCTTTGCCCAACCAATATTAACTCCAAAAAACTTAGATGATATTATACCTGCACCAGAAGGAGCATAATAGATGTTAGGTAATGATATTACTTTAAATGATGGAACAATTTTAAACGTGAAGGTTTCTTTTGGAACTATGTATTTTTTGAATAAACAGGATTCATACAAAAAGATACAGGAAAAATTAAAAGAAAATCCAAACAGTGATTTATCAGACAATGAAAATCTAGAAATGGCGGCTTGTTTTATTTATGCCATTTTAAGAAGTAATGGAAGAACTTTGAGTTTTGATGACTGTATTTCATTAGTTCCATTGGACACAAGTAAAATAGAACAATTATTTAATGAATTTAAAGAGCAAATAGATAAGTACAAAAAAAAAGAAGTATCCAATCAAATAAGACCAGTTTAGATGAGCTAGATTGGTCTTACTATTTGTACATTGCTCATAAAATGGGTTTGAATGAAGAAGAATTTTGGAGTTCAAGCCCAATTGTTTTTAATAATATGTTTAATTATTGGGCAGAAGAGAATACAAGTAAGAAAGGTGGTATTGTAAGTGAATGATGATATGAAGCGAGTAGGTCTTATATTTAAAGCTGATGGAGCAGTAGATTTTAAAAAAAGTATTTCTTCAGTTAATACTGCTTTAAAAGAAAATCAAAGTGAATTTGCAGTAGCTAAATCATTATGGGATGATTCTACAAAATCTATGGATAAGTTGACTGATAGGCAAGAATATCTATCAAAACAAACAAAAACCTATAAAGACAAAGTAGAAAAATTAAATAATGTTTTGAAGACACAAAAAGAATTAAATGGCGAAAACTCTGAAGCAGTTAAAAAAACTCGTTTAGAAATTAATAAAGCTAAAGAAAAACTAAATTACTATCAAAAAGGTTTAGATGGAGTGAATAAAGAATTAAAAGCTGGTGTTGCTAATTTAAAGGAATATAGCAAGAAATTAAAGCAAACAGGTAAAGATATATCAGATACCGGCGATAAGCTAACAAAGGGTGTTACATTACCAATTTTAGCCGTTGGTGCAGCAAGTGAAAAAGCTTTTAGTGAAATTGATAAAGGTTATGATACCATAGTTAAAAAAACGGGAGCTACTGGAGATGAACTAGAAAAATTAAAAGGAAACTTTGAAAATGTTTATGGTAATTTTGCGGGAAGTTCTGAAGAAGTTTCTAATTCAATATCCGATGTTTCAACAAGATTTGGTTTTACTGGCGATACTTTAGAAGAAGCTTCTGTAGCATTTTTAAAGTTTGCTAAAATAAATGAAACTGATGTATCTACATCTATATCATTAGTATCTAGAGCAATGGGTGACTCTAGTATTGACTCAAGTGAATATGCTAATATATTAGATCAATTAACTGCAGCTTCTCAAGCAAGTGGTATTGCCATTGATGTATTAACAAATAATTTAACTAAATATGGAGCTCCTATGAGAGCTTTAGGTTTTGATACAAAAGAATCTATTGCCTTATTCAGTACTTGGGAAAAAGCTGGTGTAAATACTGAAATAGCATTTTCAGGTATGAAGAAAGCAATCTCAAACTGGAGTAAAGAGGGAAAAGATGCAAGAGTAGAATTTTCTAAAACTTTAGATCAGATTGAAAGTGCTCCTGATATTGCGACTGCTACAGGTATAGCTATTGAAACTTTTGGCTCTAAAGCAGGACCGGATTTAGCTGATGCAATTCAGGGTGGAAGATTTGCGGTCGATGAATTAATGTCTGTTATTGAATCTTCTGGTGGAACTTTAAATACAACATACGAAAATATTGAAGGACCTCAAGAAAAATTAAAGGAAACTTTAAATGAACTAACATTAACTGGCGCAGAACTAGGAAATACTCTTAATGAACTGCTAATACCTATACTAGAAAAACTTGGAACTAAAATAAAAGAATTTAATCAATGGTTTACTTCCTTAGATGAAAACCAAAAGAAAATGATTGTAGAAATTGCTTTGATAGTTGCTGCAATTGGACCGGTTCTATTAGTTGTTGGTAAAGTTATTACTTCGGTTGGATTTATGATTGATATATTTACTGCAATTGCAACATTTATGTCAACAGTATTAATACCGATTTTAACAACTACTGCATTTACAATTGGAGCAGTAACGATTCCTGTTTGGGCAGTTGTTGCAGCAATTGCAGCTGCAATTGCAATAGGGGTAGCTTTATATAAAAATTGGGATACTATCGTTGCAAAAGCTGGTGAACTGGCCAGTGGTATTAATAATAAATTTAAAGAAATACAAATAGGTATAACAGACAAAATAAATAGTGCAAAAGATGCGGTTAAAGAAGCTGTTGATAAAATGAAAAATTTCTTCAAATTTAAGTGGGATTTACCTCACATGAATTTACCTCATTTTTCAGTAAAAGGGAACTTTAGTTTAAAACCACCTTCAGTACCACATTTTGATGTTAAGTGGTTTGCAAATGGAGGAATATTCGATAGACCAACATTATTTGATTCACCAGGTGGTGTAAAGGGCGTAGGTGAAGCTGGTCCTGAAGCAGTAATACCAATAAAGAAATTAAAGTTATATCTATCTGAGGTATTAGATAGTAAATTTGGAAATACGTCAGTAGATTATAATGATATTTTTGAAAACTCATCATTTGAAAGTACCATTTACAGAGCATTTGTAAAAGCATTAGAAGAAATGAAGTTCAGTGTAAATTCTAGAGAATTTGCTAGATTGGTGCGTGAAAATCAATGATAAAGTATATAAACCATCTTAATGAAGAACTTAATTTTGATAGTAATGGTATTTTTTTAACAGAAAATGATTTAAGGGATTCTTCTTGGTCATATTTAACGAAAAATAATCGAATTTCAAGTTTTAATAAGAAAATATCAAGTAAAAAAGTCACTATCCAAATAATTAATAAAGATAAATGGAATCAACTGTTTCAAATAATGGAGAAGGATGTCTTATATAATATACCTGGTAAGTTATATATAGATGATTATTATTTGAACTGTTTCATAACAGAATATAATAATTCGAAATATAACAAACTTAGAACATATTTAGAAAAAAAGCTGACCATAGTAAGTGATTATCCATTTTGGATTAAGGAAAATCAATTTCAATTTAGATTTGAAAATTTACAGCAAGTACAAGGAAAAAATTTAGATTTTTCTTATGATTTTTCTTATGATTATTTTTCAGGGGTTAATAGTGATATTGTTACTGTTAATTCTTTTAAGACAGTATTATTTAAATTAACAATATTTGGCCCATGTGTAAATCCATCTATTGTAATTGCAAATAATCCATATAAATTAAATATTGATATTATTTTTGGTGAAAAAGTTATTATTGACTCAATGAATAAGACCATTACAAAAATTAAAGCTAATGGTGAAAAATCAAATATCTTTTATACAAGAGATAGAGATTATTACATTTTTGAAGAAATTCCAAATGGTGTTTCTAATGTTTTATGGAATGGTGATTTTGACTTGGATTTACAAATATTGGAATTAAGGAGTGAGCCAAAGTGGATTTAATTTATACTAATGAATCAGGAAAAGATTTAGGATGTTTAAAGAATTATACATTAGATCTTGCGTTTGGTAATGAAGAAAATAATTTTGAGTTGAGTGTTGATATATATAATAATATGTTAGAAAAAAGTAGTATATTATATGTGGAAGGCACTGAATATGGAGGAATTGTTGATAGTTTAGAAGTGGATACTGATAGAGAAAAAATAGTATATTACGGAAGAACATGGCATGGGATATTAAAAAATGGATTTATAGTACCAGATGGAGATTATAAAATAGTAAGTGGTAATATTAAATTAATAATTGATGATATTGTGGGTAAGTATGGTTTTATATGTGAAGATACTCTACTAGCAATAGATAATTATGAATTTGATAGATTTATTGATATTTACGACGGTTTACTAAAGATGTTGAAAAGTATTGATTATACCCTTAGATTAGTATTCATTAAAGGAATTGTTAAAATTCGGTTGTATCCAATTGCAAATTATTATGACATAGAAGACTTAGAAAATAAAAAGGCATCTTTCAAAATTGGAGATGTTTTTAATTCGGTCAATCATCTTATATGTTTGGGTGTAGGTGAACTAGAACAAAGACAAATTTATCATTTATATATAAATGGTGATGGGGAAGTAAGCGAGAATCAATTCTATTTTGGAAAAAAAGAAATTATGAATATTTATGAAAATGTGAATAGTGAAGATTTGAGGAGTGATGGAGTTATTGAACTAAAAAAATTGAATCTAAAAGATACAATTAATATTGATTTTAATTCAGATAATAATAATTTTAATATTAACGATATTATTGAAGTTAAGGAATCAATAACTGGAGTTTCTGCGAGAAAAACCATAGTAAAAAAGATAATAAATTTAAATAATACTGATATAGATGTCAGTTATAAGGTAGGTGATTAATTTGAATTTAATAACAGGCTACAAAGGAAAAGAACATATTAGATCAATAGACATAGCGTATTTTAATGCAACGGTAATAGGTATTGATGAGGTTGTTTTAGAGGTAGGAGAACAGCTGTCATATGAAATCAAAAACAATACTTTATTAAGGATATTTGATGGTGATTTATTAATGCAAGGAAGACATATAAGAATTGATAAAGGAACCTATGAAGATGTTGATATTGATGTAGGAACAATAAATTTCAAAAGAATTGATTTGTTGGTTGTTGAATATAGTAAAGATGTAAATACCGGTGTTGAAACTAGTGGATTTAAAGTTATTAAAGGAATAACAGAGAACACTATTCCTAATTATATAC